ATCAAGTCGTTTAATGCGGCAAGCACATCTTTGACTTGTTCCGAAAATGCTTTAGGGGCATCTTCTGAAATCTCTTCTTGTGTCTCTAACTGAGCTTCTTTAAGCTTGTAGAGTTCCTTTAAGTAAACTGTAGGATTTTCCAATAACTCTTGAACAGTTACTGACTTTTCTTTATCTACTTCTTCAACTTCAACGGCAGGATTGACAGCATCTTCTTCTTCTAATGTTTCAGATACTGGCTCTTTACCAAATGAAGATGAACCAAGTACAGCTTTTTCTTCATCAGTACCTACTATTTCTTTTAACAATTCTTCGTTTGATTTGATTGCCATTGTGTAGGTATCTTGATTAGCGCCTACAAGAACAGGTGAAACTTCAAAGACAGTAAGGTCTTTTAAAAACCTTGCATCTTTTTCTTCATCGCCTTCACCAATTTTTCCTCGTTCAGCGTCGTTAACTCTATAGCCGAATGACCATTGTTGCATATCAGCCATGTTCTTAACTATTTTGTAAGCTTCTTTGCCAGATTCTGTATCCATGAAAAATTCACCATTGAATGTGGCTTTATCTCCATCACTATCAATTGAACCTTTACCAATTGGCATGTCCCATTTGTGAGCCCATACCATAGGTACAGAACCAGATTTGAAACCTGATTTTATCGACCCGGGGAGTACAATGTCTCCATCAGAGTCGAGTGAATTAAATACAGAAAAGACAGCAGAAACTTTTCCCTCAGTCTCTTGTTTGAGTTCGAGGTCTATTTTCTTAACTTCTTTTTCAGACATGTTACCTATATCTCCTGTTAACAGTATTTAGGTACGCTATATTAAGAATTATTACAGATGTTTAAAAAAAGTGTGTTATTTAATAGGCTTAATAACTTTTAATTTTGAGATGGGCATTGTCACTTTTCTGTCTGTCTTTTTGTGACTTCCGTCTTCCATTATTGCCCACACTTGCATTGTTGCTTCTTTCTTTTCACTATTAACAGAAACTACAATTCCATGTACTGTTGATGGTGGTTGAGGGTCTTTGTTTATAGACCAGCTGACTGACTGTCCCACACGGACACTCTTTGCTTTCTCTTCTATCTCTCCAGATTTTTTTGAACTCAAAGGATGATTGCTAGGTAACAAATCTTGGTCATAAGGTTTTCTCTTAAATCTACCAGTTCTCAATGCATGTAAAAACCCGTTAACCCTGCCCAATCCCCACTGGTCAGCTGATGTAACATTACCTCTAACTGAACCTGGTGAAGTTCTGTAAGCACCAACACCTCTGTTAAATACAGATGTTAAAGTTCTTAGGTTGGCTCTATACTTTGGATTTTTAGCATTATGGTCTTTTACTTTTTTAGCTAATGCTTTTCTAACTCTTGCAGAAACAGCTTTTGTTTCAGTAAGTTCTCTTTCAAAAATTTCATCTGCCATTTCTTCAGCAGCTTTTCTTCTAGCTCTAACAATTTTCTTTTGGTCATTAATGACTTTCTTCATACCAGATACACCGATATTTGAAACGCCACCCCATTTAATATTTGCTACTGTTCCAGCAAGTCTTGTGTTACCTTGATGTCTACCCATATAGCGTTCTCTTCTACGAACCCAATTCAAAACTGATTCGCTTCTATCTCCCGCTTGATACTTAGTCCAATTTCTATAAGCATCATTACCTGTGAAAGATGTAGGAGGATTTCCACCATTACCACCTCTTCTCCAAATCTCTGGCCAATTTTCTTTTAAATCTCTAGCGTATCCATAAGGAAACATTTTGTATTTAGAATTAGAAATTCTTACTTGCTTGTCATCACCTGGACTTGGAAAGTTAGTTCTATCTTTTTTAGGTTTTTCAGACTTTTTAGGTTTTACAGCTTCTTCGTATTCTTCGTGTGTCTTACATGGCATAAATACTTTTTTACCATTTACTTCATGAGTATGTACACCAATCTCACATGATAGTTCTTTAGACCTATTCATTGCTTCACCTGGATTATCAAAAACATCTTTAGGATTTGCAGCTTTGCTATTCTCAGGTTCTATTTCAAATTGTGATTCCATAAGTACTTCTGCTTCTTCTAAACTTACTCCTAGCTCTTCAATCATATCATAATCTTTTTTAGGTTTGCGTTTTAAAAAGTTTTCAGCTTCTTTTCTTGTATCAAAACATTTTATAACTTTATTTGTGTCATGACTTATAACACAGAAAGCACCATTAGGCATTTTAGCAATATACTTCTCTTCACTTCTAGGTTCATCATCCATTACAATTCTTGGTTGTCTGGTTGATTCTGGAAGGCCTTGCTCTGTACCTACAATATCTTTTTGCTCAGTTTCAATACTAGAATTAGCAGCTTGCAGTCTTTCTTGTTCCTGTTGGGATTGTCTCCTGTTTGCTTCTGGCATTTCATTTAAAATAGCTATACCGTCAGTATCAACTTGAATCATGTTTAATGGTCTTAAGTAAACATCGTGAGATTTATCTACTTCTAGTCCTACAACTTTTCTTGCTTCTCCAATAGTTATCCAACCACCATTGACACCCATGTTTACTCTTTTGTAAAGATTGTCAACATCAGGTTGTAAAGCTCTAACAGATTGTATGTCATAATCACACATCAACCCTGTATCACCAAAGTCAGGTATAAGAAGTTGATGAGTTAATTCAGCAGCAACTGTTTTCCATAAAGGAATAAGTTTTTGTTCTGTAAAAAATTCTTTAAGTTCTTTTGTGTTATTGTATGTTGCAGAATCAAGACCTGCACCTAAGCCTGCTAATATAGCAGGTACACCAAGAACAGCAGATACTCTTTCTTCAGGTATTCTTCTCATTGCAGCTAATCTCATTTGTTCAGGAGAGAAAGAAACAACTTCAACAGCCATAGCTCCAGAAAGAACCATAGGTGCTCCTCTGTTTGAACCTCCAAACTTTTCTTTGTACATTGCCTGTATTGATTCAGCTTCCTCTCTTGTTGGGCCACCGTAACCATCTGACCTAGGTGTTAGTACAACACCTGGTACTGCCATATTATCCAACAAAGAGAAAGTGAATTGGCCTGCGGCTTCGTCTCCTAAAATTTCTCTCAAGACTGTTTTTAGTGGAGCATGTCCTCTTCTGTGGTCATTAGGGTCTATACCTTGTCTAATATGAACCATGTCATCAAAAGGAATAGATACAAACTCACCTTTGCCATATGCATAATATTCGTAGTGTGTTATTAAATCTTTTTCATTTCCTCTGACTTCTACCATATGTGGCATTAAAGGAACTAGCTCTACAACTTGACCTCTTTGGTTTCTGTTTTTATAAAGAAAGGCATCTCCAAGGGTATTCAAAGCCATAATGATGTAATGTGACATTAAGTTTTGAGACATAAATGGATTTGGTCTATGATATAGCTCAGCTAATGGATGTGTGTATTGAACTTCTCTATCACCAAAAACTTGGTCTCTTTTAACAACTTGTAGTTGTGGCTCAGAAAAAGATGTTGATAAAACACTTAAACATGCTGTGACTGCGGAGTTACCAGAACCATCACCTATTTCTTTAAGCTTGCTTGATTCTACAAAACCTGATGATGTGTTGTATCCAAATATTGAGGCATCGTTGCCGTATAACTGATTAAAATTTGATTGTAGTTTTTGTTCAGCCCTTCTTGTAGGCCTGAATACATCTAAAGCTTTTTGAAGTCTACTTCTTTCTTCCATTTACCCAAATCTCTAATAAGCCTTCCACTCTCTTTTTGCAGAGAGGGTGCTTGCTGCTAGTCCCAGAGCGTCTACCATATCGTCATTTTTGCCGACAGGAAATGTCAGCAGTTCTCTTTCTAAATCTGCTAACCATGATGCATTCTTTCTAAAAAGGATGTCACCTGCCTCCATCCTAGCCGATAGTGGTAAACTTTTGGTTATTTTATCTTTTTCTGCTCTAACTTGATTTACTTTAAGTCCTGCTCTTAAAGCTTCTTGCACAAAGGGTTTTGACAATCCTTGATTTTCTATACATACATAAGACCAGTTATATTTACTAGCCATTTGCTTTGCTTTTGGAATTATTTCAGGACTTTCTATTTTATGTCTAAAAACATCTTCTACAAAAATTTTACCTTCAGCAGTTATTGCACAGCTTAGTATTACTGTATAGTCACTTCTTTCCTCTGTTGTAACTGCAACGTCTATTGCGCCAAAGTGTGTCATCATTGTAGGATTAAACTGTCCTCCACCACCAACATAAAATCCATCTTCTAATACGTCGTAATAAGAAAACCACTCTTGTTTAAATAAACCTTGACCTGCCTCAATAAACTCTGCCATGTATTCTTGTGCAAATACAATAGAGCCAACTTCGTGTCTTGCTTGTTCTACTTCTTCTGGGTCAATTGCAGGATTATCAGTTGTAGCAAAATGAAACTTTTCCCAATCTGATTGTTCATCTGCACTAGTCCATAAATCATAAAACCAGTTACCTATACCAAGAGGAGTGCTAATAAATAAAGCAGAACCTTTTCTTTCTGTAAGTGTAGGCCTTAAAACTTCTTGCCAGACTTCAGGTTTTACGAAAGCTGCCTCATCTATAACAATGAAGTCTAAACCTTCACCTCTTAGTCTTTGCGGGTTATCAGCAGACTTACAAGCAATAAAGCCACCATTAGGAAACTGTACTTCCATATTGGCAATTGAAATCTTTGGCTCAATTTCTTTAGGAAAAGAAAGGGCTGCACTCTCTAGCGCTCTCCAGCCAACCCTAGCAATAGCAAAAGTAGGAGCAACCCACCAAGCTCTACCACCGGCCAAGGCAGTTTCGATGCATAGTTGAACACCCAACCTAGTCTTGCCAAAACGACGGCCAGCACAAAGTATCTTCCACCTTGCATCAGAATCTGCAACTGCTTGTTGTGCAACATGTAATCCAGGAAGTTTCGGTGCATATTTAGCCATTCTCTTCTTTTGATTGAAATATTCTCATTCGTTCAATAGATTTCTCTATTGCAGTTATTTGTTGCTTCCAAACTAAATGTTCTTCTGGTGACTGTAATTGAGAAGGTTCTACTAAACATAAACTGTAATGATTACCTTCTAATTGTTTTAACTGATTTTCGATAATTGCTAATTTATCTTCTTCTGTAATATATTTATATTCCATAAACTCCTACCATCTATACTTTTGCTTACTTGCTTTTTGAGCTTGTGCAATAGATTTTTTACTTAATGTTCTAGGGTCATCTACAAACTCAGCGTCCATAGGTGTCTCAAACATTACATTAGTTGCAATTTGCCTTTTACAGATAAAACTACACTTAGGACACATTATTTCAGGGTCTTCAGTAATTTTATGTGTTATCTCGTAACTAGTATCACAAGATAAACATTTATAATCATATCTAGGCATATCTCCCCAAGTAAGCTCTTACGAACTTAGTGTACTCTCTTTTCTGTCCAGATATCGTTTTACCATCAAAAATATCGTGATGGAATTTACAAAAGATAGCAACATTACCTTCATCGTTCGAAATATTTCGATTCATGCCTCCCATGCCAATTCCAGTAATGTGTGCCATCTCCAGCCACTGTGTTGTGTCGCACTCTGGCCACTCACAACTATAGTTAGCTCGTTTCAGTGCCTTTTCCCTTAGCTCCGATTTGTTAATCTTTCCTGTGCCTTCACGTTTCTTTTGTCCCATACCAGATATACCAGAAGATTTAGAACGACGTTTTTTAAATTCTGCGTAGGTTTCGTTTTCTGCGTCCCATTCAATTCTTGACATAAATTAATTATAAAGGATTGTTAATTTAGATACAGCTCTTCCGAAGAAGAGCCGATGATGGGAGGAGGTCGGTGTGGATGCCGACAATTTAACTTTAGCTCTTCTTAAACTTGATTGTGGTATTTGATGGTGCCTTGATTAAAAATCTTTGTGAATACCAAAACAATAAAGCATTTCTAATCATGCCTGGTGTGTCTTGCTTTGGAATATAAAAATCTTCAACAATCTGATTTTGTTTGTAATACTCTACAAGATAATGTTCATCAGTTTCGCCTGTTATCTTAAATCTGTTTCCATTTGCAAAGATGTAATTTTCAATCATAGTTCTATAACTATATCACAGGGGTGTGGTATTTAAAAAAGAGGAAAGCCAGCTCACTGGCTGGCCTTATTCCTCCGAAAAGAGAAATCATATATGAAGTTATCATACACAATCCAGGTGTCGTCCTAAACAAACACCCAATCCTTACTATAGTCAGTCTGTGGTTTATATATAACTGAAAAGACACGAACTAATGCATAAGTGTCTGCAATCGCATTGTGATGATTAAAGTCTCCAAATCCAAAATAGTTGTGTAAATGTTTCAAAGTGTAACCTGAACAATTACTATCACAACTTTGATAACAAGCTCCAGAGTTAGGTAAATATTTTCTCGCTAAATCTAAACTATCTATCCATTCATTAGTTGTTGGTATTAGGTTACTTGCAATTAAAGAGTCGTCCATAACTCTTTTATCAAATGGTGCATTATGTGCAACTATCTTTTTGTTCTGAATAATTCCTGATAGGATTGGGTATAACTCATCAAACTTAGGTGCGTCAACGCATTTCTCTCTAGGTGGTGAAGCAAAAGACCAATCTTTTAATTTAAAGAAGTCTTGATTAGGTCTTATATAACTATGTGCAGATGTGAGACGTGCATTATCAAACCAAGCAATAGCAACTTGAGTAGCGTCGTGCTTAGGAACAGCATTATCAAAGTAAAATCTACCTAATAGGTCTCTTCCTGTTGTTTCAAAATCTATAAATACAAAATCATCTGCACCTTCGAAGTATGCACTCATGCTTTTCCTTTCTTTCTACGCTCCCTGCGTATAGCTCTACGCTCTCTTTCGGACTTACCTCCCCATATTCCAAACCTTTCTTTGCGCTCAACTGCGTATTCAAGACACAAATCCTTGACTTTGCACTCATTACATATCTTTTTAGC